ATTCCGTTGTAACATAAGGCTCAATAAATAAGCTTGGAGTTGAAAATGAAGAAGCTGTTGTTGTCCAAGTGGAACCATTATAATAATAACTTCCAACCTTTAACATATACTTAACCGCCAAAACGTCATAAACCCCACTAGAAGCCCCAGATTCAAGTTTATATTGAATTCTATGCGTTATATTAATCCCACTCCCAGAAGCTGCTACAACATAGCCTAAATCGTTTAAAAGGCCTGTTGCCGTAGAAGTTCCTGGCCAATTTGGTAAAGGGTCAATTAATTCTCCGTAAAGTCCACTTGTTGTCCAATTAGAATATCTTGCTCTAACTTCAAAAAGTTTAGGCAAAAATGAATAAATCCCATTTGATAATTTTACAATTGGTTGCCCATCAGTGGCTGCCCCCATGTCAACCCTATAATCGGCGGCCGAACTTGTTCCATAACCTAATTTTGTAAAGCCAATATCCCAACGACGATAATAATTTATTGTGTCTAAATTCGCATACATTTCTGAATGACACATGAACCAATACCCATTTGATTGGAATATTTTACAGCCCCAGGTTTTCATTAATTGCTCTAAGCATTCATAAGCTGTAATGGGGTTGGTGCTTAATATTTCATTGTCATCATTTAATTCAAATCCCATAAAAGCATTGGGATAAATTGCAGCGTTTTCTAAAGGGCTAACATCAGCTGCCGCATGAGGCATTGAATCCTCATACCAATGAACATGCTCATACAAAAAGTTGTCTCCAGTTGTAAAAAAATCGCTCGTTGGATTATAATATTTAAGCATATTTATAATGACATTGACAAATGAATAAAGCGTTGTAGGGCTACCTGTGACACCATCATAAACCTCTTTGTTAAATGGCACATCTCGCAATAAACTTAAGCCGTCAACGGCTGTTAAATTTACAAAATAGGGGTAGCTTATGTCTTTTCTATCAACTACATCCGAAGTTATAACACCATACCAAAAAGGGTCATAGGTTACTCCATCGTCATCACTAGCCTCAATGGATAATTTCCAACGGCCTTGCTCTGAGGTTGGTAGGTCATTAATCATTGATTGAATAGGATGAGCTGCGTTGGGCACATTTAATTCAAAGTCTACTCTTGAGCCTTTTATAAATTCATATCTTTTTTTTCCTCTTCCATCATATGTTAAAACAAATCCTTCAGCTCCAACATTTAGCTCATAATTTAAATCTGAAACTTGTTCAGAATCGTAAATCCTTAGCCTATATTGAACGCCTTGGTCTGATTTAAATTCAGCGTAACTTCTTATTCCACCTAATGCCATTAGTAAAATCTTAAATTTTTTGTTTCTTGTTTTGTATTTACCAAATAAATATCTTCACCTCTAATTAATCCTTCAACAAATATTTTTTGCATATCTCCTCCCATTATTCCTTTTAATTTACTTAGCGGCGCGATAACCTCTGGGTCAACACTTGCATTTGGGTTATCTCCAACAATTGCGGTAGTTTCTCCAAACGCTAAACCTCCTTCAGCTAATGCTGGAATTGGCGTTGAAGCTATCGTTGCAATTTGCGCGGCACCTAATATACCTATTGCAGTTGCTAAAGCAGGATTTGCTAAAGTCGCAGCAACTTGAGCTGCTACGTTAATAGTCGCTTGAAATATTTGATATGCTTTGTCTGCAATAGCTTGTTTTCTCGCTAATTCTTTTCTTTTCTTTGCAGTTGCTTCATTTAAATCTTCTATTGCTTTTGCTTTATTTTCTTCACTTAAAGTTGAAGCATTTATAGAATCTAATTGTTTTTGATAATCTTGCTCAATTAGCATAGATTTATTTTGGAAATGCTGGCTAATGATTTGACCAATTTGACCAAATGTTTGGCTTGTCCATTCCCCTATTTTATTCATTGCCTTTTTATATTTATCAGCAAAAGATTCAATAGGTGTAGGGTCTGTCATCCACTTAGGTGGTTCTGGGGGACCCATCATTCCTTGAGGGGTTGGTGTGGTTGTTGTGCCAGTTTTCTTTTGTCCAATTCCTAAAGCATTGCTTACCCCTGAAATAGCATTTTTAGCTTTATTCATTGCGTTTGTTATAGCGTCACCGAATGAGCCAAACTCATTAGCATATTCTTTTGTTTCTCCTTTTAATTCTTCTAACGAATCGGCTAAATCCATAAAAAGATTATCGGCCATTAAATCTTCTTGACCGAAAAATTTCATTACATAATTATAGGCTTCAATTAATGCACTGAATGGATTATATTTAATAAAAATTTGAAGCATATCAATTAAAGCATTTCGCCACCAATTAATGTCTGTAAACCTTTCTTTTAATGCTTCCCAATTATCTAACACATAAACAAATGCTGCAGCAAGTGCTGCTACTATCATAATTGTTATTCCCATTGGCGTACTTAAAAAAGCAAATGCGGTTGCAAGCCCTCCTATTAATGAAATTAATGGTCCTATTGCTGCCGCCATTATCCCAATAGTAATTACTATATTTTTAGTGTTTTCATCTAATGAGGTGAATTTATTTATCACGCCGCTAACAAAGCCAATAATATCTGAAAATATTGGAACTAGCTTTTCGCCTATTTGTATTGCTAAGCCTTCTAATTGACTTAATAATTTTCTTAATGAACCGCCAAGCCCTGAATCCATTATTGCAGCCATTCGACTTGCTTCGCCCTGGGAGTCTCTAAAATCTTGATTTAATTCTTCAATAGCTTTTCCATTATTTGCTAAAACTGTTGCAACTGTTGCACCACGTTTTCCAAATAACTCCATTGAAACAGCTAATGGATTTGTTGAATTATTTATTTTATCCATAGCCTCGCCCATCGTCATACCTTCTTTGGCTAAATCTAAAAAGATATTTCTTAAGGCTGTACCAGCTGTTGAAGCGTCAACGCCATTATTAACTAAGACGCCTAATATTGCTGTTGTTTCTTGCAAGTCTGCTCCGGCCCCTTTTGCTACAGGCCCAACAGTTGACATTGCAGTTTCAAATTTATTTAAGTCTAATGCCGACGAACTAAACGAATCCGCCATTACATCAGTTATCATTGTCATATCCGTTGCCTGCAAGCCAAAAGCCTGCATTGTTTTTGCTGCAACTTCTGCAGCCTGGGATAAATCTGAATCTGTTGCCTGGGCTAAATTTAAAATGCTTTCTGTTGAAGCATTTATTTGTTGAGGTGTTAAACCTAATTTTGATAATTCTAATTGGAGGCCTGCAACTTGTGAAGCGGTAAACATTGTTGAAGACCCTAATGCTTTTGCGTTTTGTTCTAAAGCTTTGAATTCTTCGCCAGTAGCTCCCGAGATTGCTTTAACTTTTAACATTGACTGTTCAAAGTCCATAAAAGTTTTTCCAGCTATAGCCCCCATTGCAACGAGCGGAGCCGTTACAGAAGTTGTCATTGACTTCCCAATTCTTTGGAAATTTTTTCCTGCTTGCGTTAACTTTCTGTTGACCTTCTTTAAGCCTTTTTCAAAGCGTGAAGCGTCAAGTCCAAGGAAGATATTTATGCTCTTTTTTCCAGCCATTTTAAGCCATTTTAGTCAATTTGTTACACTCGTTTTAAAGCTGTTTTCGTCGCGTTTAAGAGACTTTCAGCCTTCTGTAATATATTACCCCTCATTTTTTTACTTTGTCAAATAGGGACAATTTACTAGATTGGGGATTTTTGCTTTTTTCTTTCGCAAGCAGTTCTCTCTTTTTCACAATAAATTGCCCTTTTTTTCTCCTTGTTTCTAAGTCTTCTAATTGATTTTTTTGTTTATCAATCGGAAGCTTTAATATGTCAGAAGGCTTAATATTTTTTCCTTTTTTCAAGTGCGGTTGTAAAACATAAACCGCCATTGTTCTAAGCATATTCCACTGATGAATTTGCTCGTCCTCCAGCCTTTTCAAATATCCTTTTTGCATTACTCTAAACTCCCTCATTGTCAAATCCCAAAATTGGTCTGGCAATAAATTTAGTCGCCCATATGCAATTTCTTCTAACGTCTCAAAGTTTATTTTTTCTTGGGGGTCTTTGTTCCCCCCTTCGAGTTTCCCTCGTTTTTTGGAGCAAATGATTCTGCAAAAATTGACATTGCTTTTTCTATAATATCCATATCGTCGTCAAGCGCGTCTGCAATATCTTCAACTGTTAAAGTCATATCTTTTTTTGCTTTTCTGCAACCATCTTCAATCCCGCAAAGAACTAAAACGCAAGCGTCATCAAGCGTTATTGTTTCACCAATTTTTCCGAGTTCATTCAATGTTATGCCTTGTTTTTTCGTGTACTTTCTCAAAGCATTCATTCCAAAACGAATTGGCCAAACATCATTTCCTATTTTTAAAACTTCATACATTTTTCTATTTGTTTATAAGGAAAAGAAAGGGCATTTTGCCTTCAAGCTCAGCCCGTCCTTTCCAGTTAATACTATACGTTGTCAGCTGCTGTTACAGTTCCTGTACATTGGAAACTAGCCGAAAAAGTGCTAGAATCTTCAACGCCTGAAGAAACTGATAAACTTGTTAAATAAGCTGAAACGCTATAAGTTTGGTCACCTGTTTCAGTAGTTCCAAATTTCAATGTTAATAAGGTTCTGCTATTCCATGCAGTATATAAATCCTCAAAGCCATATGAAGCATCTAAAGCTGTCATTGCTTCGCAATCAATAGTTACACTTCTTAAGCCTTCTAATACTTCAGTGTAGCCAGCAGAATCTTTTGTTGTAGCTTCACGAGTTTCCATATTGAAATTGATAGAAGCTGAGGTTGCATGTGTTACAGCAGTGCCCCCAACTTGAACTATTAAATCAGTACCATTTAAAATACCTGTAGTTGCCATTTTTTATTTATTTTTATTAATTAATTAATCTATTTTCTTTTCTTTATTTACCACCTCTTTCTTTTCTTCTTTTTTAGGCATTTTAAAATCGTGCTCATCTAAGATTTCTAAATTACCTTTTACCCAGTGCTTTTTGCAAATGTCTGCTGTGAATTGCGCCATTTGTCCAGCTTTATAAGGCTTGCGCCCTTTATAAATTTCTGTATCTTTTAAAAACTTAACTTTCATAATTTTAATTTTTTTCAAAAGGGTTTATTCCATTTTGCATTAATATACTCACCCACTCAAATTCATCTATATAAAAATCAACTTCATTCCAAATAGTGTCCATGCATTGAAATGTTTCAATAATTCCATATGATTTTATTTCGCTTCTATTATCGCTCCAGGCTATAAAATAAGTTGTCACTTCTGGATAACAAATTTCTGTATTTCTTAAATTTTCCATTATGCTGTTCCTCCGTCAATTATAGTCCATCCATAAGTATTTATTAAGGTATTACGAGCAGCCTCAGCCGTTCCACCTCCAGTATATTTAGAACCTCCAAAATTAATTGATAATGAATTAGGAGTTTGTTGTGACCATGAAATAAGTAAAGCATCATAATTTGTTGTGCTTAGTCCGTCAATATTTCTCATGAAATCTATTCCATTTGTTACAGCACCAATTTTCCAAGCTGATAAATCTTTGTTAATTGGATAAGCATTGTAAAACATATTTCTCATATTTGTAACCAATTCAGTATTCCAAGTTGACACATTACCATTAAAATTAAAGCAATTCATAAATGTTTGTGTCATGTTATTTACATTACTTGTATTCCAATTATTTAAATCTTGATTAAATGCAAAACAACCATAAAACATTGAGTCCATTCTTGTTGCACTTCTAACATCCCAATCATTTAAAGGCTGATTAAATGTTACACAATTATAAAATGTTGTGCTAAAGTTTTCAACTGAACTTACATCCCAATTCGATAAATCCCCATTAAAACTAAAACAATCTCTAAAAGTTAGTGTAAGATTATTTGTAGAAATTGTTGGGGAATCAGTTGCTGAACAAGTCATATTTCTACAACCACTAAATGAATAAGGTCCATTAATATTTAATACCCCCCAATTTTCAATGTCTTTCATTTTACGGGCATCTCCTCCATTATTAAACACAAAGCCAATTAATGTTCCAGAAATTGTGATTTTATATTCTCCTCCAGTTGTATATCTATGAGTAACCTCTGATTGATTATAAGCTGTGATGTCATCGTTGGTATTATCCCCCCAATCCACATTGAAATCATAAGTCCCAGAGGAAAACAATGGTAAAGCAAAATCAGTTATTCCAGTTGATGTTGATGATGTTATTCTTGTATCTACATTAAAGATAAATTCTGTTATAACAGCAGTTGAAGGTCTTCTAACTTTAGCTAAATATTGTTGATTTAATACATATAAACCATTTGCTTGAAAGTCATCATCATATTCAAAATTTTCAGATTCAAAATAAAGCTTTGTAATATCTTCAGGCAAATCTTTTTGATAGTCAAATGCGGTTCGGCAAGCGTCTCCTAATTCGCTTAATGTAGCATAATC